ATTTCCTTTACACGCGGTGAAATAATGGAAAGTTCAATCTTTCTAGACAAGTTTCGTAGTCGTCTTATGCAAGGTTTGGAGGCACGCCTCAACAGTGACCCACGCTGGCTACAAAACTCAAATCTATATAAATTAACTCTCTGTAAACCGGCACGGATACTGACTTTCATCATTTCCATACTTCTCCAATTGTTTTCGTTGTAGGAGCATCCAACGGAGTGCTTTTCATCAAAGCTCATAACTTCCCTTATTTCAAGGTATTACCTCCTTCTTTTACACCAAGATTAAGGATAAACGGCTATGCGGTGTCTTCACCGAACAGCTTCAAATTCTTTACTTATAAAGACTAAATCACTCTTTTCAGAGCCTGCCACGTTCAACAGGTTTTGCGTATTACTTCGCCAAGTTTTGTTACTTCTTTACTTTTAAGTAACAATCGTGCCTGTCATCAAGTTAGGTAGGAGTTGCAAACTCCATTTCTGCTTGAACCCTAAATTTTTCTTTTAATTTAACTCAACATGGGATCTTATGTCGAGTTTTGTGCTCTTTCTTACTAACACAAACTTCTTCACTACTAGAAGATGAAGAAGATGATTTTGGGTGACTAGGTGCCAAATCATCTAAAGCACGCAATTCTTTCTGCATCCGTAACAGAATTTCCAGCCTTAAGGTCTCCAAGGTTGTATCTGGAATTGCTTCAACAGGACTTGGAAATGCCAATGTACTCGGAATTTCCAATACAGCCAACGTTCCTGCTGCCAATCCTGTTGTTGTAATCGCCACAGAAAAAGGAACTGTGGGACTTGGTCCACTCACTGTTCCTGCCCATGCAAAAACATAATAAGTATCCAAAGGGTTTGAAGCTCCTGGAGCTGCCAAAACATTGGACATAACTCCATTAAAATTCTGAAACAAAGGAAAGCCAACCATTCCTATTGGTGATCCATAAGAAACGATTGGAGGAGTAATTCCCCAATTGGGAGTAGCATTATTGTTGATGTAATAAAACACCAGATAAGATCTAGCTTGCTCAGGAAAGGTTAATGTTACACCATTCGGGGAGAAAGCAGCACCTATCAAATTTGAGGATCGAGTGGAACGACTTTGAGAGGTCCCAAAGGAATTAGTAGCATCAACTCCATTCAACTTATACAAGGAACTTATGTTTGCTAACCCTTGCTCCCGCAAAATAGGTTTGTACAATGCAACATCGTAAGATACCCACATTTCAGCAATTGGAGAGTTGAAAACTGGAATTCCAAAACTCCCTACAAAAATTTGTCCTAGGTCTGAAAACCGTGCGTCTCCTCCCTCATATTCTCCATTTTGGGCTATATACAAATGGGTCAGAACATCATTAGAGCGCGCACATTCAATTGGCATTATAGTGGATAATGAAGGCTTATTGGAAACTGCGTATTCCAGATTCTCCAACTCAACCTTATTTGCTGGCTGAGGATGCAAAACATCATACTGAGTTGCTGCAAACATTGCTCCCATAGCTAAACCTGCAGCATAATTCGAAGATAATGTCTTAAGTTCAAAAATCATCCCCATCAGCTCCCATTCTTGATAGTTGGTTGCTATATCTGCCAACCAAGGGAAAAGCAGAGTATTTCCAGGATTGATCTTAAAAGGTTTCAACGAGAAAACCGAAGTTCCGGCTCCCCCATTGGCTCCTGATAATAAGTCACCTAAATATTCTCGATGACGGATCAAAGTTGCTTCTCCTTTCCCAGTATTCATAACAGAAGGCGGATCTGTGCCCCAATTTATAGTGTTCAATAAGGTGTTAGACTTAATCGTATAATCACCAAACCCAAACACTTCGGCAAGTGATTGCATCCCTTCACCGATTGTCGACCCCAAACGCGATCCATAATCCGGACCAAATCCCTTTCGATACTTACCTTTTACTTTCTGGTAAGCACCTGTTCCTGTAATTGCTGGGGCCACAGGAGCCAACTGTTTTCCTCTTCTAGGCTTCCTTCTTCTCGGAGTAACTTGAACACAACATGGTTGTTGTGTGGGTGCTCGCCTCCGCGCACGACGCACCTTTTTGTTTCTCGCCATTCTTTCTGGCTGTGGAGCGCTCATTATGGCATTCCTGGGCTGCGTCAACTTTACAGTACTTCCCAGAAATTGTGGATGTAAAATTGTTTTTCCCAAGAATAAGGCCTTGTACCTTGAGTCCACTTGAATTTGAGCTTTTCCCTGCATCCAATGCGGATCCTCCGCAAGTATTGGATCGTATTCCTCCATTAGCCATGCAATCATTTTTCGACAAAAAGATCTAAAAACTAAATCTGTCCACCCAACACTCAACATTGCAGCAACTCGTTCCAACGTAGTTGCAGGGGTGTGGTGCAGAATAGGCGCATACAAAAGAGAGGATAACAATTTCTCCCTATCATACAATGGAACAGCTAAACCATCTAAAAATACTGTTCTGGCTGAAAGAAAATCCAATTCTTCAGCTTTCCGCGGCTTCAAAGAATCAGTCGTCGTAGTAATACCTAACGCCTTCCAACATTGTATCACTGTTGGTCCACTGAAAAATTCATGTGCTTCATCAGAGACTGTCCACGTATTGTCATCTCCAACTAAAGCCTTAGAGGTATGTGCTTCAAAAGCATCATAAGTACCCATCTCACGGGGACACATCTTCAACCACGCAAAGGCCAGCAACACATATAATATTATAGTGTTATCACTAATTGTATTCACCGACCCTGAGGGATTTCCTGTCTTCTTCATTACTAAATTCCCCTCTGGCGTCACCACCAAGGTTGAAACTAAATTCCGGTAATAGGTTTTAATTCGCATTAAGTTTGCTGAGGTTCTATCAACTTCAGCCAACATTTGCCATCGTAACCAAGCACAACCCCACATTAAATAGGCACGCAAAGAGGAATCATATTGTGATTCATCAAGTGCATATCCATTAGGGAAGATCTTCAATTTCCTTACCATCCGGTTCCAATTTCCGCCATATGGTGACATGCCTATAGCAGATGCTGACACCAAGTATGCAGAATAAAGTTTCTCGTTCATGTCTGCAAACAAACGCGTTCCATGGGCTGTCGCATCCAAACTACCTGCTAGGAAAGTGCGCATTGAATTTTCTAAAATTTTCTCTTCAAGACGCAACTCTTCTTTTAATGAATTCACAAAGCAACAGGTCCAGTTTGGGTCCTGAGCCAACAATTCCCAATCTTTTTCTAACCAACAATCAATCTCTGAATCCCCTTCAAATAATTCTTTTTTTGTTTTAAACAAATTACTAAAGGGAACTCCAGTTGATGTCGACATATCCATTCGTTGTTTTGCATCAGCCAGGGGCAAGACTTTGGACTCCTGCATATAAACACCAAAGTGTCTAACAGCGAAATTCCAAGCTTTATTCATCAATGAGACATCTTCCTGCGACATTGGCAATATGTCCTTTCCATATTTTGCCAACGATTTATACGCTGCTTCTTCATTCGGAACAGGTAATCCCCAACCTTTAGGTAGCTCTAGATTGTTCTCGTCTAGAAACATCCTAATGAAGGGGTCCATGCAACGTTTATTTTTATACCGCGGATATCTCCGCACACTCCCCACAATCTCAAAATATTGCTCAGACAACCAAAAATCATGTTCATCGGTTGTGTAAGCCACATCGGAAAAAATGGAGGCCCCATCCTTCAACAAATACTTTGAAGGATACCTTCCCCAAAAAGGGGAGGTCCCTACAAGCTGGCTGGGGAGGGGGGGCCAGACGGAAAAAGCAAACCACTATGTATTGGTGCTCGTTCATTATCTGTTCGTACTAGAGCCAGAAAGGCTTCATTCACGGGTTCAAATCGTCCGAAGTTCTTGCCATTTCCATGTGTCCAAAAACCTACGATTTTTCCATTAGGATCCAGAACGGGAGATGTACAATCTCCATCTCTTGTGGGGGCATTACACCACCCTAAAGGTGAAGCAAAACCTAAAACCACATCAGGTTCTGATCCTGATCCATCTCCATATCCGTAAACAGACACAATTCCGGCGTCTTCCAACATTTTAAAGTCTTTCACTTTAAAAGGAGAAGCTATTCCATTAACTGGAAAATAAGCAATTTCCTTATTCAACAACACAACATCCTTTCCATAAAATGCCATCGAATGTTGTGAATTGACTGCCAAATATTTTGCATTGCTGTCCTCTGACAAACAATGCAAAACAACATACATCCTGTTCGACACATGTGTCGCAGTACACGCATAACGGCCATTAACAAAAAACTTGTAAACGCCAGCACTCAAATTTTGAGGCTTGTAACTTTGGGCTACCATGCTACTAGTCATTAAATTCTTTTGTAGCAGTTCCCTAGTTCCATTAACAAATGCATCTACTTCTTTCTTGCCCACCACCACTTGGCGATGTTTGGCTTGATAAATCGCACGTCGCAAAGCATCGTCTTTCTTTAATGGCATTAAAACAGTCTTACCTGTTTCTCCTTGAGGCCGCGTATAAAAACGACCTCTATCTCGGGTTGCATGATTGACTTCATAATCATCCCGCCATTCTCTTGAAGGACTTACACGTCGAGCATCCCGACTATATTCATCGTATTCATCTGAATAAAAGCCTTCCTCATAATCATTTGGTTCCTCATCCCAATTAACAGCCTCGGGTTCAGGCTCATTACCACCCGATTGCACAAACCATTTCTTTCCGGCCTTACGCTGTCGAGTTCTCTTCCCTCGGGCTTTACCACCTCCCTTCTTCTGAGGGTGGGCATCCAGAAGTTCATCTTCATTCTTTTTCTTTGCAGCTGCATAAGCTACTGCAAATACTAATAAGACCAAAGATGCATTTCTACACCAAATAAGTGCTCGAGTGAACTCTCTAGTCAACAATTTCTGCCACCCTGATCGTGGGGCGTCAAATGTTGCCAAAAATTCCTTGTTTTCTTCAGTTACAGGCTCGGTGATAGGCACCGTTCTTCCCTGAAAACAATTTGGGGAAAAATACTCCCAAATGTTTACTACTCCTAAAGCTAACAACCCTGGTATTCCAAAACCATTAAAAGTTGCTAAAAATTCTCCCCCAAAAGCTTGGGGCGGCAACTCAATCACTGGCTCATTGTAGGTAACTGGTGTTTCCATAATAACAGTTGTGACGGTCTCTACTTTAATTGCGTCCACAACTGCAGCAAAAACCTCATTTGTCTCAGCTCCTTCAACTATTGTCTCCAACAATTTTTCTCCTCCAGGTTTATCAAAACTTTCAAGGATTTCGGTTATCAATTTATCTTGAACATTTTCACTTTTAGCTTCTATTGGTTCAAGAGTTTCAACATCCTCTATCAATCCATCTTGGACAACGTTCTCAACTTCCACAGAGTTTAATTTTTCTGTGTTGACACGCTCATCAACAACGACTTCTATACTAGGAGGACTCAAAATTTTTTTAAAAAATTTTTTAAAATCAACAAACCGGGTTGCATCCCCAAGAAATGAGATAGTTTCCTCATCTCCCATTGTGTTTTCCAACACAGTTAAAACGCCTTCCTTGTGCATAGCAGTTCTTTTATCTTTGAATATATCATACAAAGCAAAGCCATATGCTCCGCCAGGGGTTATTTCCAACCTATAACGAGCATTTTGTACTCGCTTTACTCTTGCATAATAATCATCACTACCTTCACCAATCTTCTGCACCAGGGAAACCACAACTGTCTTTTGTGGCACTTTGGTTTTTTCCACATCTACTGGTTTCTTGCACAAGGCATCTCTTGCTCTTGCAACCTCATCTAGGTTGTCCTGAAGAGTTTCTTTTTCTTTATCTGACGCCATGTGCTCCTTTAATTCTTCCATATCCTGAGGAAGATCTTCAAAAGTGGTATCTCCATTCCACCAATCCTGCAACCAAGATAAAATCCAGGTTGCAAATGGTAATGCTTTTAAGCAATCAATGATGGGTTTAAAATAATTCAACACCTTTTTCATACCTATCAGCGGTCCCAACATCAACATTCCCAATGACAAAAATCCCGTTAGGAACATTCCACATCTGTTGGTATCTCCTCTCCATCCTTGAGGGTGTAGCACAGTTTCAATTGGTCGTCTAAAAACTCCAATTAACCCAGCTACTATACCCACTCCCATGGGAAGAATTGCTAAAACATTATGCCACCACAGCATTCTTTTTAATTGCGCAAATTCGGTATTAAACCAAATCAATACGGGACCCCCCAGTGTTGCTTTCCACAAAGTGTACTCAGTCCAAATTTTCGTAAACAAATCTGGCACTTTCTCCACTATCATGGTAACACTCGCAAACACCATTGCCAATTTATAGATGCAAAAAGCTACACTCATATAAATTGCGAACCATCCTATAGCTCCAGAAACTTCTACAAAGCCTCCTCCACTATCAGCACTCACGATTGGCATGTTTAGCAAAAGACAAACAAAAATAAAAAATCTTTGCATCTCCTGCGTCACAAATGCCCGCTCGCGATAGGAACTTCCTGTAACAACAACATACGGGTATTCTTCCTCGTCATCGCTGTCCAATGAATCCCAATCTAAGAATGGTGGATCTCGTTCAGGAGTATAATAACCTCCTTCATCACGATTCCACCAACAATCCTCAGAGTAGATGATCGCCCTGCCTATGGCGGACGTCATTTCCCCCTCTATAGGGAAATGATGGGGGACCCAAGCACCGGGGGTCTGCCCGGGGACCTTTCGGTCCGCTCCT